TAGTAGCTTGTTTTTTAACTCCAATCTCTTTAGGTTTTTCATCTTCATCAAAAGGTACATCATTATTTTTAATCTCAGCTCCCTTTACAGTTTTTTGACCTGTTTCAGCAAAAGTCAAAAGGGCTTTCAACTCATTATATGGTTTAAAGTGAGCTGGAGAAATAAACTCATCCAGTTTGTAACAATTTTTGTTTATAAATTCTACCGCAGCTTCAGTAGATTTGAAAACAGCACTTGCATCAAGAATTGTTGTATCATCATAATTAAAGAAGTTATTAGCTTTCTTAATTTGAAGACTAATTGAAGATCCATTCGCTGTAGGATCGAAAAGTTGTTTTGGTTTTACGCCTACTTCTCTCATAGCTTCTGTTGGATTCATAGCTGCTATGAATTTGTCCATAAGTTTGGTGCCGAATTCCCAGAGGAACACTTTACCGTTGTTTTCCGGACAGCCTGGATCTTTTACAACAAGTATGTTAGCTATATACTTGATTTTTCTTGAGTATAGTTTCGCTTTTTCTTGATTACCACTGTTCCATAGTTCTTGCCATTTTTCAGAAGCTGGACACGGAAGACCTATTGTTTCAGGACTGTCTTGAATGTAGTAAAAGTCTTTACCGTTTCTTGTAAATTTTATTGAGTGATGGAATATTTTGACAAAAGGTTTAGCGTCTGGACCTGCTGAGTCTGGTAGTAATCTAATTACAGCTGCTCCTGTACCACTTTCATCTTTAGAAAGCTTCCAAAACCTTGAGTCTTTGAAGTCTTTTTTCTCTCCTGGAAGAGCGTCTTTTTGTAGATTTTGTTGAAGTGTTTCCCACGAAAATTCAAACATTTTTAATTCCTTTTTAAACGATTTGTGAACCGCTCCTTCGTAAAAGAAGAGCTTCCTAACTAACAACTTCCAACGAAGTTGAGCACGAAAGGCTTTGTGTTTATAGTCCACAAGGCTAGTTCCTAGCCCAAACGACTATGATTATATTATATAATCAGTCGATAGCAAAAACAGATAGATAAAAACGAACGCCAAATTCTTTAGACTGATTTATTTATCAGTTTTGTTTTGGTTTCTCAGCTACCAGAACTTCAAAAGTTTCTAGAGTATTTGAAACAAATTTAAAAATCACTTTACCTGACGCATTTCTATGTATAGAAACTCTGTATGTTCCTAGAGGAATTTTTTTAAAGTTATCATTGCTCAAAGAAAGCATAACATCTTCTTTCGACTCGCCGTCACATTTAATAGAAAAAGTATTTCCGAGAGTTTCTGAATCAAGAGAAATTGTTATTTCATCATCAGACGATGAGATTGTGATATTTTCTAGATCTTTAAGAACGCTTGACGCCTTTCTTAGTTTACCCATATCTTCGTCGCTAAGAGTAAACGAAATAATCGGTTCAATAGAATCAACCTTGTCAAATATACTAAAGTTTAGTCTATATTTGTCTAGTAGGTCTAGGTCTGATGTGTAATATGTGATTTGTGTTGACCTATCAGAAAGAATAAGTTTTGAATCTTCTTGTTTAATTTCCGGATCTTCAAGAAGTTTCACTACTGATAGAAATTCGGAAAGTTTTCCGAGCAAACCGAATTCTTCAAACTCTTCAGAGTCGTATCTAGAAAGATCGATTTTGGCCATAATGGTTGAATCTATATCTTTAATCCCGAGTATAGGATAAGAAACAACTAGGCTTGAAGAAATATCTTGTAATTTTGACAGGATTGTCAACGAGTTTTTGTTAAGCATTTTCATCCTTCAAACGAAATTAAAGTTTTTCGGTCTTACGACAAAATGTATTTTGAAAGCCGAAAACTTTTAACTTCGGTTATTATAGCCGAGAAAAGTTTAACAATTAATACCAAACGAAGTATTTTCCTTTTGTAAGCTCTATATAACCGATGAGTTCTTCCTTCATATCAAGAAAGTCTTCTTTGTCTAAAACATAGATAGTCTTTTTGAAAATCTTTTTCGCTTCTTCGTCTAGTGTAATGAACTCTTTTTTACCGACTTGAATTTTTGTTTTAAAGATTTTCTCTTTCAAAATTTTCATATCATCATCAGTCAATTCAGGAAAATCATTTTTGATTTTTGTGAAGTCAACAACGCTTGAGTAGTCTGTTTTTACTGAAGAGATTTTCTCTCTGAATTTTCTCGGCCATTTGACACAGTGTGTATCTATAAAAAGAGTTTTCTTCATTCCTTTACCCTTAGAGACATCATAGATTCTTTTGAAATCTACATCTTCTTCTAGCTTATATTTTTTAGCTAGAACAGTAAAGGTAGCTAAATGAATTCCAAGCTTTTCGCTTAATTCTGATGTAGAAACAAAGTTTTTTCCTAAAGTGTATTGTGTCATATTCTTCCTTCCTGTTTAAGTTGTAGGATTTTTATGATGTCATTCTTAGTTACATTCAAATCTTTTTCGAAAGACATTTCAAGTTTCCACCCGTATTTTGTTTGAGAGTATACATAGACAAAACGAGAATGGCGAACTATTTTTAATGTGGTATTATTCGCTGTAAAATAATCATCTTGTTTTTCATCATAACAGCCAGAAAATAGGAACAATACAATAATAAGAAAGAGTATCCTTTTCATTCGAATAGTCCTTCTACTCTTCTTCTAGACTCATCTTCAAGTTGTTTTTGAAGTTTTTCACATTTTTCTTTGTAGAATTTTAATTGATTCTTAGTAGTTTGTAGCTCAAAATCATTAGCAAGAAGTTCGCCTTTATGTTGTTTTTTGATTCTCTCTAAGTCGTAGAGAGCTTTTTCTACGCTTTCTATAACAGTTTGTCTTCCTTGATTTTTAAGTGAAAGAGATTTATTTTGAGAAGACAAAACTCTAACTTGTTCTTCAAGGTCTTTTATTCTTTTTTGAGTTTCAAAGTCCACACCAAATAGAGCGTCAATATCAACACCTTTTAGGCTTTCTGAATATTCGAGAATTTTATCTATAAAAAGGTCCGCATTTCTTTTTATATCAGCTTTTGAAGCTGAAAGTCCTTTAAGAGTTTTTAGGACTTTGTATGCTGTTTTTACATCGTTCATAACGAACTCCTAAAAAAGATAAAGAATTATACCTTGTCTTTTCTTTAAATAAGCTTAAAGAAAATTATTTTTGATGCGTTTTGAAGTAAGCGGACGCCTCTTCGGAAGTTGAGAATTTTTTTCCTGACAAATTCAAAACATACGGAGAAGTATCACCAAAATAAGAAAGAGTCAATATAGAGTGAACTGCCTACTCCTTAAAGGAGTCGGCTTCCTAACTAACAGCTTCCAGCGAAGCTGAAACACGAAAGGCTTTGCGTTTATATAAGTCCGCAAGGTTGGTTCCCAACCCAAACGACTTCATACCTCTATACAATATATGTACTGAAGCTTGATGGTCAGGATTAGTCTGATGACCACAAGCTGTACATATAAATTTGTCTTGTTTAGGTCTATTGTTCTTATCAATATTACCACAGTTTAAACAAGTCATAGAAGTATAGGAAGGATCTACTTTTACAAACAATTTGCCATTAAGCGACTGCTTGTATTCAAGCATAGATATAAACTGATAGAATGAAGCTCTTAAAATTGATTTATTTAAACCTGCTTTTTGTCTTACATTTTTTCCGTGCTCGACTTCATTTCCTTTAGCAGATTTAGTCATTTGCTTTAGTTTAAGGTCTTCAACTACTATCAAATCAAATTTGTTTGTTAATCTGGAGGAGATTTGATGATATAGATCCGTTCTTTTATTGATAATTCTTTTTTGTAGTTTATTTAATTGTTGTTGTGTTTTATTATAGTTTCTCCCTAGTTTGGTTTTTGATTTTTTGTTTTTTAGAATTCTTCTAGACTGCTTTCGCAAAAGAAGTTTGATTCTTTTGTTATTCAGCATTGCTTTACGATTAGCAGAACCGTTGTTTATTAGATGTCCTGATTCAACCGATACTAAGTTTGGTATCGATTCAAAGAGAAAATCTACATCGTTTGAAACTGCAAAGTTATAAACATTCATATCTATACCTATACAATTTTCTTCATTCAAATTGTCGATAGATACAGGTTCTATTTCTTTTTCAAAAGAAATTCCTATGCTAGCGTAATAACCAGTCGCATCTCTAGATATAACAACAGAAGTTAACTTATATTCTTTTGGAAGTTCTCTATGATATCTTAGTTTTATGTTTTGCTTCATCAATTTCAAAATAGCAGTTCTTTTATCTGTTTCTTTAATAGATACTGCTTGATTGTTCCACACAAATGATTGTCTTACATCTTTACTTGATTTAAACTTTGGAAATCCGATTGATAGCGCTTTTGCTTTTTCTTTTGGAGTTTTTGCGTTTTGTAAAGCTTTATTTCTTTCATTAACAACATTTTTTGAGAAAGCTCGTTTAGTCGCCTTAAGAAAATTTATTCTAGCTTGTTGAATAACAACGGAAGAAAAAGGAATATTTCTAAGTTTTAAAGCTCTTTTTATAACTCTGTCGTAAGACGAATCCTTCCTGTATTTTCTATCTGCTTTCTCTAGCTTTCTATTTCTTTCTTGTTCTTTTTGCCATAGATTAAGACAGATGTTGTAGGCTTGATTATAAACGAACATTTGATGGTCGAGAAGCTTCTTTTGTTCTTCTGTAGGATAGATCTGATATTTATAACCTAGATTTACAGTTTTGTTCATACGAGATTAATATTGTTCCTTAATAAGATTAATTATTTATTTGTAATCGAATTTTGTTTGAAATAGGTTCACTAAAGAAAATTTTTAATTTAGTTATTATACTATAAAAAAATTTAAATTAAACGAAAATAAAAGAAGACGAGATAACTCCACCATCACCTGTAGGACGGCGATATAAACACATTAAATTAACATTTAACAATTTTCTGCTTTTGCTATCGACTAACTATAACAAATATGATATAATAATCATAGTCGTTTGGGCTGGGAACCAGCCTTGTGGACTATAAACACAAAGCCTTTCGTGCTCAGCTTCATTAGAGAAGCTGTTAGTTAGGAAGTACCGCCGTTACGGCGGTACGGTTTATATTCAGAAGTGAGTTTAGAAACGCCTAGATATTTTTCGATGTTTTTCATTTTGAAATCCTTTTTTAATTTCAAAAATTATAGCTAAACTTTTCTTTAAGAAAGCTTAATTCCCGAAAGATTTAAATATTTCGGTGTAATCTTTAAGCAAATTTTTAACCGATTTATTGTGGAAGAAAACAATCCGTTATCAATAGAAAGGTCGTCAGAGGAATGACGACTATTTTTCGTAATTTTCGATAATCCATTCAAGAGATTTGTATTTGAAACCTGAAGGAACAGTGTCAAAATATCCAGTATAAATTTTGTTAATTATTTCGCCTTCAGCGATCTCGCTATAAATCGGATCTTTTACAGAGACGCCTTTAGCTTCGAAATGCGCTCTTAACATCTTATAGAGTCTTTCTATCGTCACAATATTTTCCGGAGCAATAATATCGTATGTTTGCCCCCAATACTCGTGTCGGAAATCATCTTCGACATCTTTAATAGCATATTCGATGCCGAAGATGAAATCTTCAACAGAAGTGAACGATCTAAGAGGAGAGAAATTTTGAGACGAAATATGAATTTCACAAACATCATTATTCATCATCTTGTTGTAGAAGTTTGCAAATACGCCGCTTTCTGGATTTTGATATTTTCCAACTATATTGAAGAGTCTGAACACTATCGCAGGACTGTAAAATGTGTTAAAAATAACAGACTCGGTATATAGTTTATTTAGAGCGTAAAAATCTCTTTCGCTAGTAGAAAGAGGTCTTGTATCGTCAAAATGAAGCCCGTCGTAAACTTCAGATGTGCTCGTGAATATGACAGGAACTTTAAGTTCTCTTAACTCTGGAATAAGAATTTCTATTAAAAGAGCATTGTTTTTTATGAATGATTCTGGATTATTTTGAATGTATTTCACGCCGACAGAACTTGCGAGATTAATAACCATCTCAGCGCCGAATGTTTTGAGATCTATCGGTTTTGTTAAATCATATTTAAAAAATCTGTCTTTATGAGATTCTAAAATAGGCTCTTCTCTATCAATTAGAACCAACTCGTGTTTGTCTTCTAACGCTTCAACAAGATGTGTTCCTAAAAATCCGCTACTTCCTAAAATCATTATTCGCATATAATTTCCTTTTATTCTTTTGATTAATAGATATTTATACAAATATTTCTATAACGAATATTATTACTGATTTTAGTTTAAAACTACTTTAATTGAATTCTGTTACACAAAAATTCTAGATTTCAATCCGTATTCTTCAATTTACTGTATATTCACTTCTTTCTCAAAAAGGTCGAATTCTTGTTCTTGATATTCGGCTAGTCTTTCAAAAAAGTGTTTCAAACAATAATTTTGTTTCTTACCGTAACCACAGTCATCGACAATATCCCAAACTCCGACTTTGTCTTTACTATCGTGTAGCCTTAGCATACGTCCTATACTTTGAAGAAGTCTTATAGAAGATTTTGTACTTTCTCCTAGTATCAGGTGTCTTAGCTTTTTTATATTTACGCCTGTACTCATAGTAGCGTAAGAAGCGAATAGTATCGCATTATCGTACTGTTCAAGAATTCTTCTGATATACTCTCTCTGTTTTTCGTCAACAGCACCGGTTACAACGAAAATTTGAAGTTCTTCAAGAGATTTAACTTTTCCATATACTTCTTTGTATTGGCTTGCGTATTCAGTTCCTGATAGAAGTCTTTTAATTTTAGCCTCATCTACTTGATCATTTACATAAATCAGGTCTTTCTTCGATATTATAGCCGAAAGAAGCTCATTCTTAGTCAATTTAAAAATGAATTCAGCAGACTCTCCGACTCTTTGTTTAATCGTTTCCTTTACAAGAGGAACTCCGTGATTTTCTACTTTAGAAAAAAGACAAAGAGTATTTCCCTGTTTAGAAATTTTATCAGCAAGCTTAACTATAAATTTCTTTCGGTTTGAGTATTCATTCAAAAATTGATTTTCTTTTTGATATTCCATTTTTAAAACGGCTTTACAAACATCGTCAGGATATTTCAAAAATAGAGCATAAATTTCTACAGGAGTAGCAAGACCCATCTCAATCAGTTTCTTAGTAGTCAAATACCTCTTACTTTGTCCTAAAGCGCCCTCAAGATACATTTTGCTTATATACTCTTCCGGAAGTGTTCCTGTCAAACCTATTCTGTAAGGTGTATTACTAGCAGATATTACTACGTCTTTCAAACTTTGGGCAGCACAACCGTGAGCTTCATCTACTAAAATACAATGAATGTCTTCAAACAGCTCTTTTGATTTATAGATTGACTGCCAAGTTGTTATAGTGATAGGCTTCTCGAAATGTTTTTCTTTTCCAGCACAAATTTGGTGAACATAATTTTCCAAATCTTTAAAGCCGTAATCTCTAAAATCAGAATACATTTGATTCACAAGCATAACATTTGGAACAATAAGAACTGTCTTCTTATTCCAAGCCATCATAAACCTACTAATAATGTAGATTACCAAAGATTTACCTGAGCCTGTTGGTAGAAGAACGGTCTTTCTTCTCTCATTTAAAGTTTCAAGAACGGCGTCGATTTGATAATCGAACGGTGTCATAGGTATATTAAGAGTCTCTATAAATGAAAGCAATTTTTCTCTAGTAATAATCGGCTCTGGAAGTGAAATTTTTAGATCGAATTTTTCCGCTAGCCTCTGTTCTAAACCTTTAGGGAATATGATATTTTGATTTTCATCTACCATATAGAGTTTTTCTCTACCATCCCATAGTCTTGCTCTAACTCTAGGATGAAACCTGTAATTAGGTATATATGGAGAAAGAAAGTCCATTATGGCTACTTTCTTGTCCATATCATCTATTACTACACGGCTATAACTTTCATTTACATATTCTATCAAAACTGCCCCAATTCAATAGCTAATTTTTTTAGTTCTATCCAATTCTTAATATCAAACCTTGTAGATTCAAGATTCTTTTTCATATCAATAAGCATCTCAATATAGGAAGACAATTCTTTCATCGAAGATTGAATAGATAAAAGAGAGGAGTCTCTTTCTAGGAATTCCTTCACTTCAGAATTGTTGAGCTTTATATTAAATTCGAATTTATAATAAGAATACCTTAAAGCTTCAGTCTCCTTATAGTATGTTTCCAATAAGTATAATCTTCTTTTTAGTCTTCCTATAAAGTCAATTATTTTAGCTACAAAAAGAGGAGCTGATTCAACAAATTCGTCGAATTTCTTTTGTTCAAGAAGAGAGCAAATTTCTTTATTTTTATCTAGAAATTTTTGTACTTGTTCTGATACTATTTCTAGATTCAAAATTTTTTCATTTAATGCCATCTATCTCTTCTTTCCACATATCTTCTAGGGATTTATCTTTATACTCTTTATATTCTTCAGCAAGCTTCTTTAAGCTTTTTAGAAGCTCTTCTTGTTTTTCTGGTGTCAAAGACCAAATTGGCATAGAAAGAAGTATATCGGTTTTGTCGGAAGCAGAAGGAAGTAATTCTTCAATCTTATCCACAATATATTGTTTAGATTTTCCATTGACTTCAATTTTTCCTTTTATAATAAGTTCTATGAAACGATATTTAGCTTCTAGTAAATCGACTTCCCTTTTTATTTTTCCTATTATAGCTTCTTTTCGTTTAAACATATATTCTAGTTTTATAGATATATATCTCTCTAGAATGTCTTCTACACTTTCGAATGTTTCAACTCTATTATGTTCGTTTAGACAAGTATAGTTTTCAGTTACCTTTTGAATTAGCTTCAAGTCATCAAGAATTTTTTCCTTAGTTTGTTGAGTGAATTTTCTATCACACTTAATATGAAATTTGAATGTGTCTTTTTTAGAGTCGCTCAGGTCTGTATAAGACTTTATCACTCCTTTTTCTTCAAGAGTGTTTAGTACCTTCACATATTTTTCTAGGTCGTAGTTTAAAGGTATTTCTGTAATCATTAGCTCTGTTTGTGACAGAACATCAACCTTACCTATAATAGAGAAAGATTTTTCTCCAGTTTGAATAATATCACCTTTAAATCCAGAATAATAAGGAATTAGAAGCGTAGAGTCTTTAGTTCCATCTTTAAGATACTTTTCAATCCATTTCTTCAAGTTTTCTGGGTTTCTAGGAAGAATTTTTTGAGCATAACCATTACCTATACCTTCAGAGCCGTTAATTAACAAAATTGGTAGTGTTGGAACGAAAAATCTAGGCTCAATTTTTTCGCCCTCGAATGTTTGTTGAATTAATACATCATTATCTTCCTTCAAGAACAACTTGTCCATAATAGGAGACTTACAGGTAAATATATACCTTGCTTCTGATGCTTCATTATTATGTCTAAATCCGAAAGAAGCCTCTGGAAGAATAAGATTGATGTTATTTGCTCCAACAAAATCTTGAGCTAAACCTACTATAACATCATACATAGATTTTTCGCCGTGTAAATAGGAAGTTTCACCTATTACTTTACTACCTAGAGTCGAAACCTTAATTTTTTCTTTAATATTATTCTTTAACATAGTATAAACAACTTTCCTACTTGACGGCTTTAAACCATCAACTACACTAGCGAGTTTCCTATAATTGTCGTAAACTGAAAAGAGTACATAATCATTATCAAAGAATTCTGTTATTTTTTGAGTTTTCATCATCTTCCTTAAATATTACATTGCGTTGATATCGAATATTGTCTTATCTACTTCTGACTTTCTCAAATCTGAGTTCTTACTACCGAACCACAAATCCATTCTTTCCTTTGAGCCTTCATTATACTCTAGAGGGACAATAAACTTTTCAAATCCTCCAGCTTCGGAAAACATAGCTTCAAGCTCATTAGGTTTGTTTGAACCAAGACCTTTTTTATAGTCAAAAGTAAGCCCGTGTTTTGGGTTGTTTCTGATAAAATCTACATAATCTTTCATCTCTATAAAAAACTCTACAGGTTTATTGCCTTTAATACCAACTATAATAGGTGTTCTTAAATAGCAAATTTTACCATTCAGAAGCATATCAGGATAAAACTTTTGACAGAAAACAAGTAGAAGCCCTCTAATTGATATTCCGTCCATATCAGCATCAGTAGCTATTACTATTGAGTCATATTTTTCAGAATTCTGAATTGTCATAATATTTTGAAACTCGACATTTTCTCTTATTTTTTGCGCCGATTCTTCAAGAACATTTAATGGCTTTCCTTTAAGAGGGAAGAAACCAGACTTCTCTCTACCTATAACTTTCGCAATAAGGTTAGTCGCCGAGTCGCCTTCTCCCAAGAACAAATACCTTTTCTCTTTTTGAGCGGAAACATACTTGTTTACCTTAACTCTTTTAACAACCTTTTCAGTCATACTTTGAAGAGCTTTTCTTTCTTTTAGCTCTTCTTTAATTTTGTGTGTTTCTATAATAGGAAACATTATATCATCATTTTTGAAAAGTTTTGTTACTATTTTGTCAAAATCTATTTCACCAAAATATTGTCTTAGCTCTGTTTTAGGATTGTCAAGCTTCTCTTTTGTTTGTCCGTCCCATTTCTTAGCTTTAAGGTCTTTCATAAGACAAACGATTTGAAGTTTGTTTTTAATATCTCCGTTTTTTATCTCTTTATATTTCTTAGAGACTTTCTCTCTTAATCCACTTACTATATTTTCCATCAGGTAATCAATATGAGTTCCACCAGAATTTAGTGTAAGACCATCTACTATGGAAAAATGTCTGAAGTCGTCGAATTCATTCGGAAAAATAGAGAACGAATACTTTCCAAAATTAAACAACTCAAAATTTTCACCGAAAGTTTTATAAAACTCTGTACCTTGAAGTTGAATTTTCTTACCATTCAAGGTAAATTTAATTTTCGGGAAAAATAGTGATAGGTAATACAGTCTTTGTTCTATAAGATTAATATGAGTTTGATCAATATACTCTAGACCAAAGGCTTCTACATTCGGAACGAATGATACTGTTGTGCCTTTCTTAGTTGATTTTTTGACTTCTACTATCGGTTTTGAATCGCCTCCTGCGGAAGTAAGTGTTAACTGATTTTTTCCGTCAGCCGTTACGCCTATAAACTCTTTAGAAAACACTAGTGTAATAAAAGAGCCTACGCCGTTTGTTCCTCTTAGAACGCTATCATCGTCATTATCGAAGTTGCTTCCTGCTCTTGCGTGACTCCAACAAAGTTCTGGAATGTAATATTTTCTTCCGTACTCATCTTCGCCGTATTCTACTGGAATACCATTTCCATTATCACTTACAATTACTCTTTTTTCATCTATTGTAATATCAATTTTATTTCCAACTATGAAATTATTTCTTTCGGCTTCGTCTACTGAATTGTCGATTATCTCATTGATGATTTTCAGAAGTCCAGGAACAAAAGAGACTTCTCTCATTGTATGTTTTCCGCCTTCTAGTACATACATCTCTTTTGTTTCAAGAGTTTTCGAGCCTAGATACATTCCTGAGCGTTGAAATATGTGTTGAGCTTCGGATAGTTTTCTGTGAGTAGGTTTTTTATTCAAACGACATCCTTTTTGCTTTTTTCCTGTTGTAAACTTTCTTTGATTTAACCGTAGTCTGATTCATCTTAATCTGTCTCTGATGAGAAAGAAGAATATTTAGATCTCTCATTTCAAATTCCTTTTTGAATTTAACTATGAGAGAATTATATCTAAATAAACTTAAAAATTTCTTTAAAACATTCTAGAGGCTTTCATAATTTCTTTTGCGTAATCAAAATTCGGAGTTTTGCAGTATGTGTTTTGTAGTCCTCTAGCTATGGCAAAAAGGTTTGTACCACCGGAATATAATCTAGCATTTCTAGCAGCTTCTAACACTCTAGATGAGTTGTGAACTTCAAAATACCTAGCAACAGCAGCTTCTATACTAGGAAACCTTTGGACTTTATTAGGGTGTTTAACATCCATTATTCCCCACCAGTTATTAGCAGCCTTTCCAACCTTGTCAGAACCTAAACCTGTTTCAACTACAGCTTGAGCTAAAGCAAGTTTTACTGGAATTGGATGTGCCTTTTTGATTATTTCTTCTTTGTCATCTAGAGAATTAAGACCATATTTCTTCATAAGAGGCTTTACTTCTTCTGGAGACTTAGCAGTTAGTAGCTTTCTTGAATCTTGTACTGTTTTCAAATTTTCTCTTTTTACTGCCTCTGAAAGTTGTATTACCTTCTTCGCTTGTTCAGGTTTCATTTGATTTAATTTGGATTGCGGCGGCGTAGAATAATATATCGGCAAGACTTGTTTTAGCTCATTAATTTTTTTGTCTTTTTCTTGTATAACTTTTTCTTTTTCTTTGATGGTCATTTCTTTAGCCGATATAACAGCGTTCTTTTCCAAAATGATAGCGGCGCTTTTTGCGTTAAGCGATATAAGACCTACAATAAATGCAGTTAAAACAGAAGCAATTAATCCTGAAACTAAGATTATGTTTCTTAATGTTTTCATTGGGTTTGTGTGTAAAGAATATAAAAGAGACTCTTTAGCTCTTTTGATTTTTTTCTTGAATGACATTTCGGCTCTCCTTTCTTTATACAACCAGAAATCTTGAGACTTAACTACAATAAATTTGTCTCGACTGGTTCTTATGTGTTAGGGTGTTCTTCCTTTTACTCCTTTAAGCAATTATACACATATTTTTATAAGGTAGTATTCTACCAACCACTTTGACGCATTTCCAATTCCTTTAATTTAGATAGATAATCTTATCTAATTTTAAATTAAAGAAATCTTAAAAGAAAATCGGCTCATTTAAGAGCCGAGATCCTATCACTTAATTTCTATTTTAGTGATTTCAGGTTTTTTAGGCTGTTTTGAAACTATTTTCAATCTCAAAACACCGTCGTCCATCTCTGCAGAAATGTTTTCTACTTCTTCAAGAAGCGTTAAAACTCTCTTGAAAGATTTACTTGAAGATTGTTTCAAGAAGTATACATAGTCTTCAGAAACCTCTTCTTTTTTAGATTCTCCAGATATAATAATCTTACCTTCTTTCAGCTCGATATTAATATCTTCTTTTTTGTAGCCCGCAATAAACAGCTCTACAATAGTTTCTTTCGTTTCTTTGTTTACTTTGATGTCAATAGCCGGAAATTCTTTTTTCGGCATTTCTTTTACCGGAAATAGTCTACTTCCATCAAACATAGAATCGAAAAGTTTAAACGGATCTTCAAATCTTTTTTGTAGCATAGTGTTTCTCCTTAAAAAGCGAGTATTTTTGGACTTACATCAACAACAAAGACCTGACTGTTGAATGCCAAAAATTATTTTATCTATATTTAGTTTAACTATTTACACCAACTTTAGTAATAGTTATTTATATGATGAATTTTGTTGTTTTTCTAACTGAAGCAATAGTGCTTTTAGTTTTGAAAATTTTGGAAATATTACCAATCTCAAAATATCACCATCTAATTTCGCAGAAACCTCTTCAACTTTTTCATTGATCGTCAACACTCTTTTGAAAGTTTTACTTGCAGACTGTTTTAAAATACAAGCACAAGATTCCGGAAACTTTTCTTTCGCTTTACCTTTTATTATGATTTTATTTCTTTTCACTTTGACTTTAAGTTCTTCTTTTTTAAAGCCTTCAACTTTCAGTTCTACAATAGTTTCTTCAGTTTCTTCGTTTACCTTTATATCAATAGGAGGGAATGCTTCCTTCGGTATATCTTTCATTGCGGCGACCTTTTGATATTCGTCAAGCCAAGAATCAAAAGGAGTAAATGGCTTTTTAGGGTTTTTTTGAGACATAATTTTCCTTTAAATGAAGTATTTCGGCGCTTAAATGAACCAATTTACTTTGTTCACTTTAGATTAGATATTTTTGAAACTATTCTCATTTTCAAAACATCGCCTTTTAACTCAGCGAACACTCTTTCTACTTCTTCATAAAGCGTTAGAACTCTTTTAAAAGTTTTACTTGAAGTTTGTTTGTAGAAGTAAGCATAATCTTCAGGAAGCTCTTTTTCTATTTTTCCAGTTACAATTATTGACTTCCCTTCCACTCTGATGTCAATATCTTCTCTTCTAAATCCTGTAACAGACAACTCTACGACCGCTTCTCTCTTATCTCCGTATTCTAAAATACTCACAACTGAATATTTCTTTTCTTGACAATCGATATTTTCCAAACCAACAATTTGAAACATAAATTCTCCTTTTTAATTAGTAAATTTCTATTTTAGTCATTTTAGGTTTTTTCGCTATTCTTGTAAATATTCTCATTTTCAGAATATCATCTTCCAAGTCGGCATAAACCTTTTCTACTTCTTCGTGAAGTGTAAGAACTCTTTTGAAATATTTGATTGAAGACTGTTTTAGGAAATACATATTATCGTCTGGAATTTCTTTTTTCACTTCACCTATTATGGTTATTATATTTCCGTATATTTTGATACTAATATCTTCTCTTTTAAAACCTGTGACAACCATTTCTGCTGCTACTTCTCTAATTCTTCCGTCTTCCAAAATATTACAAAAAATGTATTCATTAGCACTCATTTTTAATCCTTTCTTGTGGTATAAAATTTTAATATAGTTTAATGTATTTAATACATCAACACCTTTACAGCAATGAACCTTGTACATATTTCTTAGTATTGTTCTTTTTATTTTCTGCTTGTAATTTCAGTTGTAATTTTTCTATTTCTGCTTCAAGTTTAGCTACAGTCTGTTCTTCATCATATACATATTCTGAAAATAGATACTTATGGTCTTCTGGTAATACATTATACATAGCAGTTGCTAATTCTCTTATTTCCCACAAAGCAGAAGGACTAGTTCTTAGTTGTAGAAAATTTTGAAGTGCTCTAGCATTTATAGTATACACTAATTCTGTTTTATATGACTCTATAAGAGCATATTTTGATTTATCGTTTGATATTCCTTCTACTACAAGTTTTCTAACTTCTTCTAGACCTCTAATACTAGCCAAATCTACTTCAGCAACACCTGTAATAACAATGTATTTTGATGCTCTCTTAATATGTTCTTCAGATCCATCTACAGCTAAGAATGGTTTTTCATTTCTTAACTCTTTCAGAGTATATCTTGTCGATTTTACTGACATTGAAGCTATTCTGTGTCTAGCTAGTTCTTGTAGTAATGCTCTACTAACACCAACAATATCAAAGCTATAAACAAGATGTTCTAGTGTAGATGAATGTTTGTTTTTATTTCCAACTCTATCTATTAAAAGTCTATCATTTGGACCACATTCAGTAGTGCTTATATACATTTCACTATCACAGTCATCACAATAACCATAACCACTAGGAAAGCTAGATACTATATTAGTACTTCCACATTTTACACATGTGTGTGTAGTTACAGTATCAGATTTATCTTGACTTTGCCAACATTTACGTATAGCATAAGAAGCTACCCAAAGTGGTGTATAGTGTAATAGAGTAACTTTCAAAATTTATCCTTTTTATTTTTATTATAACTTTCTTTTGTTTAAATTTATAGTGGTCATTATTATCTTTACACTAGACCAAAGTTTATTCTACTATGAAAAATCGCCATAAATGAATGAATAACCTTCATTGTCAAGGAAACAGTTTTCTGCTTGTAGTCTTGCACCTATCTCACCTGCTTCAGCCTCACTTTTTATATACTCACAATAGTTCATTTTATTTTTCTGATGTGATGTTACTAGAGATATAAACTCTGTTAGTTTTATTCTTCTTCTATACTCATCAAGTATCATAGAATTAGATTTTTGAATATATTTTAGCCAATCCATAAATGATTTAATATCTACATTATCACCTCTAGCTCTTGAGTATCCTTGAAAAGTAAAAGTCCAACCTTTTGCTGTTTTACCTATATGTAATTCTTCACCTGTTCTTATTGATTTAGCATAATAATTATTACCCATCTTTGTTCCTTCTTTTTAGTTTGATATCTTTCTAGATACTTCTACATTTCGTTTTAATTCTTTTTCTATTAAAAGATCTCTTTTTTTATTATATCTTTCTCTTAGAGTAGCTAACTTTTTTGTTTCTCTTTCAACAAATTTTTCAAGTTTATTTCTTGTAATTATTTTCTCATCAAGTCTTATACCTTTTATACCATCTTCTATTTCTTTTATTTCCTTAGCTATGGTATCGTTCCATTGAAGAAGTTCTTTTTGTTTTTTTCTTAATTCCTCTTCTCTTTCTTCTAATTCCTCAAGAATTTTAAGAATTGAATCTATTGTTGAAGTTCTTTTATTCATTTGATATTCCTTTAATAGAGTTTTTTGTAGTAACTTTTTTCTTATTTTTATTATCAGACAAAGGATTTACATCAGAACGACCCATAATGTAATCCATAAGAGCAGATTTGTTGTCTCTAATAGCTTGCTTGTAACTTTTAGTCATTTTATTCCTTTCAAACTTTTATTATAAAAATTATATCTAATTAAACCTTAAAGAAACCTTAATTTTTATCTTTTCTTTTTCTTGTAGAGGAAGGCTCAAACGCTTTACAAAAATATTGATCTTTTATACTTTTGTAGAATTTACTTCTTTCAAATAGATAGCTTAAATTATAAAAAGTTTCGAATGCTTTACTTGCACTGTACTCGGTGTCAAGAATGATTACAGGAGGATATGTTGCATCTAACATTTCGTTAAACATTTTTGTGAGTTCTGGAAGAGAAATTTCTATTCTTTCTTTTTTCTTCATTTTTAAATCTCCTTTATAAAGAAGAATTTTAATAGAAAAATACTTAAATATTCCTTAATTTATTTTGTTTGAAGAAACAAATATGGAGTTTATAATATAGGAGAGTAGGAGTAAGAGAGAATATTGTATTCTCTCTTTTAAAGAAAAAAACTTAATTTAAATTTTTCAATTCGAAAATCGGAGTTTCTTCATTCAATTTTTCAAACACATAGACACTGTTCATAGTTCTGAAAGTCATTTTGCTGTCTTCATAGCTTATGTCTTTCACAATAGAACTTTTAAGCCAGTACCTCAAAGTGTCAAAATAGAAACAACCATCCGGAAGCATTTTTAGGTATCCTGATAAGTTAATATAGCTCAAAAACTTACTATTAGTAGTATATTTTAAAATTGCATGACATTCTTCAAAAATTTTCATATTTCAATCCTTTTTACATATTTCAGCTTTTCTAAAGTCACAATACTCACAAAGTCTGCTTTCACATTTTGGAAATTCTTCAGAAGTTTCTACGCCTCTTACCTTTTCTGCGAGTCCTTTCGCCATTTCTGAAAGACCACTTCTCTCGAAACAAATTTCGTTTTCGTTATCAGACTCTGGGTAGACATATGTACAGTGTATTCGGTTTACCTCTGGATACATTCTAAACAACCAAATAGCGTATAGTTTAACTTGCTCAAATGATTGGTATTGAAGATCTTTATACTTACCTGTTTTCCAATCCACAACCCAAAACTCGCCATCTTTTTTGAGAATTTTATCGATGAAACCTCTAAATACAGCACTTTTAGAATAGTAATTACAAGGATTAAATTTCTCATCCAAGCCAAAAGCTACTTCTGTTCCAACAGTAACAAATTCGTCAGAGTTAAGGTATTTTCCTACAAGACCACCTAAAGACCTTTCGAAAAGATCTTCTATGTCCTTTCTTAAGTCATCTGGAATTTTGTAATCAGGATTCGGTTTTTGTTCAACAGAGTATTGCTCGGTAAGATGGTGAAAATAGCTTCCTCTCAACAAAGCAATAGATGTTTCTACTTTTGGTCGAATTTTGTCTATATATGTCAGTTTGAATTTAAAAGGACAAGAATAGAATGTTTCTAACTTTGAATGCGAAAAAGGAGCGTATTTCATTTTGTCGCCGCTTTATAATATCTGATTGCTTTAGCGGAATTTGGAAATATTTTGTCTGTCCAGTCGAAAACGTGTGACATACCATCAAATTTTCTTAATACATTAATAATGTAGATTCTTGAGTCAAGATTTTTCTCTGATGTTATAAACACAATCTCTTCTTCAGTATGTTTAAGAATTTTTCCTATTCTTCTTTTAAATGATATTCTTTCGATATCACTAAAAAAGAAGCCTTTATAGTCAGAAGTAAGTTTAGATTCTCCAAGATATTTTTCGGCGTTATTCATATTTGAATCTCCCTTTTTAATTTCGTATATTTTATCTAAAATTTTCTTAGAGAAAGCTTAAAGAGAAAAGAAAAAATTATTTAAACACCTTTTTGTAGTAAGCAATCGCTTTAGCGGAAGATGGGAATTTTTCATCCGTCAAATCTCTAATATCAGGTCTTCCTTCGAATCTCTTAAGAACTCTGATGGAATAAAGTCTCAAACCAAAATCTTTATCTTCATATTTTTCCGATGTTATGAATATTATCTCTTCATCAGTAGATTTAAGAATTTTTCCTACTCTGCTTTTGAAAATTTTCATATTGATATCACTAAAGAAAAAACCTTCATATTCGGAAGTGAGTTTAGAGTAACCTAGATATTTTTCGGCGTTATTCATATTTAAATCTCCCTTTTTGATTTAGAAAATCATACCTAAAAAATTCTTAGAGAAAGCTTAAAGGAAAGATTCTATTTGAACATCATTTCATAGTGAACCGCTCTGCCGTAAACGGCGGTGCTTCCTAACTAGCAGCTTCCAACGAAGCTGAAACACGAAAGGCTTTGTGTTTATATAAGTCCACAAGGTTAGTTCCTAGCCCAAACGACTTCATACCTCTATATAGTATATGTACTGAAGCTTGATGATCAGGATTTGTTTCGTGTCCGCAAGCTGTACATTTAAATTTGTCTTGTTTTGGTCTGTTGTTCTTATCAATATTACCACAGTTTAAACAAGTCATAGAAGTATATGCAGGATCTACTTTCACAAACAATTTGCCATTAAGCGATTGCTTATATTCAAGCATAGAAGTAAACTGATAGAATGAAGCACCTAAAATAGCTTTGTTTAAACCTGCTTTTTGTCTAACATTTTTTCCGTGTTTGACTTCATTTCCTTTAGCAGATTTAGTCATATTTTTCAATTTAAGGTCTTCAACTACTATCAAATCAAATTTGTTTGTTAATCTTGAAGAGATTTGGTGGTATAGATCCATTTTCTTATTAGTTATTTTCTTATGTAGTTTATTTAATTGTTGTTGTGTTTTATTATAGTTTCTCCCTAATTTGGATTTTGTCTTTTTGCTTTTTAGGATTCTTCTTGATTGCTTTCGTTTAAGACGTCTAATTATGTCTTTTTCCGTCAGTATTTTACGATTAGAAGAACCATTGTTAATGAAATTTCCTGATTCAACCGATACAAGATTAGATATCGGTTCAAAGAGAAAATCTATTTCACTTGATACTGCAAAGTTATATACATTCATATCTATACCTATACAATTGTCTTCTTTTAAACTGTTAATAGATATCTGTTCCATTTCCTTTTCAAAAGAAATTCCTACACTAGCGTAATAGCCTGTTGCATCTCTAGAAATTACAACAGAAGTAAGTTTATATTCTTTCGGCAGTTCTCTATGATATCTTAGTTTGATATTTTGCTTCATCAATTTCAAAATAGCATTTCTTTTATCTGTTTCTTTAATGCTCACATTTTGATTACTCCATACAGATGATTGTCTTACATCTTTACTTGATTTAAACTTTGGAAAACCTATCGATAACGCTTTTGCTTTTTCTTTTGGAGTTATTGCTTTAGAAAGAGCTTTATTTCTTTCATCCACAACATATTTCGAAAATGCTCTTTTGACAGCTTTAAGGAAATTTATTCTAGCTTGTTGAATGACAACAGAAGAAAATGGTATTTTTCTAAGTTTTAAAGCTCTTTTTATAACTCTGTCGTAAGACGAATCTTTCCTGTATTTTCTTTGGTCTTTATCAAGCTTTTTGTTTCTTTCTTGTTCTTTTTGCCATAGATTAAGACAGATGTTATAAGATTGGTTATAAACGAACATTTGGTGATCAAGAACTTTCTTTTGTTCTTCAGTAGGATACAACCGATATTTATAACCTAGAAATACAGTTTTGTTCATATAATTTAGCTTTAATCCATTTTATAATTAGATTATTTATCTCTTTTCGCTTAAAAAATTATAACTGAAAAAAAGTTTAAAATAACTTAAAATCATCTTCTAACAAATTTCTACGAATATTTTAGTGAACTACTCCTTCGTAAACAGCGGAGTGGTTCGTTTGATTATCATTTCTCATAATAAGCAATCGCATCGGCAAGAGCCGGAAAGCTTACATTTTCCCATTTAACAACTTGTGGATTTTCGTCTAATCTTCTAAGGGTTCTGATTACAAAAACTCTTTTGTAGTATTTTTCTGATGTCACGAAAATTATTTCGTCGTTACTAGATTTAAGAATTTTTTTGACTTTGAGCTTTAAATATTTCACATTTTCTTCGTCAAAGAAATCGCCTTTATAATCGGCTGTCAGTTTAGAGCGACCTAGATATTTTTCGACGTTTGTTGTCATTTCAAAATCCTTTTTTAATTTCGAAAATTATATCTAAACTTACCTTAAAGGAAGCTTAAAAAGAAAAGATGGAAATTTATTTAGACTCCTTTTTGTAGTAAGCAATTGCTTTAGCGGAAGATGAGAATTTTTTATCTGTCCAATGCGTAACACTTGTCTTTCCTTCAAGTCTTTTAAGAACCCTGACAGAATAAAGTCTTGTAACATAATATTTTTCTGATGTTATGAATATAATTTCATCTTCAGAATTTTTAAGAATTTTTCCTATTCTACTTTTGAAAGATTTCATAGTGCTTTCATCGAAATAATACCCTTCACATTCAGCAGTAAGTTTAGAGTAACCTAGATATTTTTCTACATTTGTCATTTCGAAATCCTTTTTTAATTTCAAAAATTATATCTAGATTTTTCTTAAAGGAAGCTTAAATTTCAAGTTTCCTGTTATCTTCTTGACCATTTTCATCAATTTTTTGATAATTACCTTCTGTGTAACCACCTTCTATTCGACTATGATTCAACTTATTCTTTTGATAATAACCATTCTCAAGTTCTTCCCAAGTCATATCAGATTCTTTCAACAAATATTTTAACATTCTTACACCAGATGAAACTGACATTCTTATATCTCTTAGATAAGTATAATAGATAAATCCTTGAAAGCCATTAAGAATATTCATAAGATTTGAATCATTACTTATAATATCTAGACCACTTTTTTCTAAATGAAGTTTTATAATATCTATATCAGATATTAATAGCCAACTTGTTAACATAAAATGAAGAATATCAACAATCTCAACTTTTTTATTTTGAGCGTCATCTTCTAGATTTTTCCTCCACCACTTCTAACCTTTAGTATTATTTGTAGCTACTCCTCCAGATCTAGGTGAAGATTCAAGCCATTCAGCAAGTTCAGTTAATGCGGCAGCAAGAACCTGTTCCTGAGAAATAGACTCTCTCCAGTTTGGAACATATTTTGTATTTAGTATTTGTTGAGCTTCTAGAAGCCCTTTCGGGTCTTTAAACCTTTTTATTCCTTTAAAAGTTTTCTTTTGACAATATTTCTTCAACGAACTTCTCAAACTCAGTTGTTCCATTCATACGATTTTCGAATGTATAACTAGCTTTAAAACTATCTTGTTGTTTATCAAAGTCATTCTTTTTATGAATAGGATTTTTATTTTCGATTTTAATAATTGTAAATCCATTCTTAATTGCCCAATTATATTCATTTGGTGTTCTTACATCTGAAATTACTATATTTTCTACACCTTGAAGTAGTTCTAGATTTTCTTGAACCATTCTTATGAATATATTATCTTCTATTTGTCTGATTGAATTAAGACTTAACCAAATCTCTCTAGGAGTTTTATCTATAAGTTCACCAGTAGATGTTCTTATATTAAGAGGCTTTTCTTTTTTTTCTGGAGGATAGTCTTGTTCGATCCAAGAAAAAATTTTCTTAGCACACTTTTTTAATTGATCAGAAAAGCTTAATCTAACAAATCCTTTTGGTATAAGAACATTTTCTATAAGATAATCTTTTCCAGAACCAGAGTAACCATAAAGAGCTAATCTCATAAATATCCTTTATTTTATGAAAATTATAATCTAATTAAGTTTAATTATTAGAACTCTTAAGACTGAAAAGACTTCCGCATTTTATACAAATATAACAAATTATTGAAAAATTTCTAAGACTTTTCATTTTCTATGATATCCAAAATCTTTTTAACTACACCTTTTCCATTTTTAAGTGAAATAAAAGGAATATTATTTTTAGTTAATAATTCTTTTATCTGTATCTCTTTTTGAATACTTTCTTCAAAATTATAATTTCTTCCATAATCTTCAAATTCAAACTCTAAATTTCTTTCAAGAAATATGTTTATATTTTCATATGAATTAAACATAGCTAAAACAAAATCATTAAACTCTTTTCTTGGAAGATGTTTATGATCAATTAAGTAAACTAAACTTAAAAGAAATGGACTATCGTGTACAATATAGTCGACTTGATTATCAAGCTTAAATTGTGGAAAACTTTGTTCAGCAAAAACATGCGGTTGATAGCTAAGAAGAATCCAATCTTTTCTATATACAAGACTCTTGGCATATTCATAAACATACTCTACAGAGTATCCCTTTCTCTTCATTTTACTAAAGAGCTGTGTAGTAACAGTTGATTTTCCACAAGATGGTCCGCCAAAAAGATTTATATTCACTGCCATAGGAAAGTCTATATCCTTTCTTGAATTTGAAAGTTAATTATATTTTATCTGAAAAGGGTTTAAAAATATTTTACCAGATTTATTAAATCTTTTAATATGTTTTTCTGATATAAAGAATATATTTTAATTATTATAATCCTTTAAAAGAAACTCTTCATTAATATCTTCCCAAGAGTCTACTGTTAAGAAACGATTATCATTTCCAGAACAAAACATATTTTTAAATCTTATTATTTTTGTATCTGGTTGATATTTTTTAACTAATTCAAGATTTTCTGTATGATCATCAATAAAAATGTCCATTTTAATATATTGTTTTTCTTTAGTTGAAATAAAACCTGAAGCAAAAGGAAAATATCTGTTCAAAAATCTTTGTTTACTATTGATATGTTCTGGAAAACAAGCCGAAACGAAAACAATATCATAGCTTTCTGAAAGTTTTTTCAAGACATCAACCGAATGTTCAAATGGAAAAAGGTCATCATATAAAGTATCTATTTTCCAAAAGTCTGATGGACTCGGATGGTTTACCATAAGCTCATCAATAAAATAATGATTTTTCTTTGGAACAAACTTAGAATTTGTTTCGTCTTCGTACCATTTTATCCATTTTGTGACAGGATCCACAACGGTAAGATCCACATCAACGCCGAGTACCTTTCTCATATTTTTCCTTTATCTTTTTTATTTGATAAATTATATCTAGATTTTCCTTAAAGAAGACTTAAAGAAAAAATTCATTTAACGATTTTTTGTAGTATTCGATAGCATCATCGAGAGTCGAAAAAAATTTATCTTTCCTCCAAAAAATATGAGGTTTTTCGCTTAATCTGGTAAGAAACTTGACGAAAAAAAATCTTTCGCCATCGCATTCTTCTGATGTTATAAACGCTATTTCCTCATCAGTATCTTCAAGAATTTTTTCGACTCGGATTTTTAAAGAATTCATATTCTCATCACTAAAGAAAGAACCTTTATAATCGGCGGCAAGTTTAGATTCGCCAAGATATTTTTCGGCGTTTGTCATATAAATCCTTTTAAAAGAAAATTCATTTAGCCGCCTCTTCGTAAAAGGCGACGGCATCAACTAAAGTTGGAAAATATTCGTTTGTCCATTCAACGACTCGAGGGATATCATCAAATCTTTTGAGAACTCTAATAACAAAAACTCTCTTTTTGTGTTTTTCTCTTGTTATGAAAATTATTTCTTCGTCGCTAGATTTAAGAATTTTTATGAATTTTCTTTTGAAGATTTTCATTTTATTTATGTCAAAGAAAGAGCCTCTATAATCGGCTGTAAGCCGAGAAACTCCGAGACAATTTTCGATATTTGTCATTTAAACGCCTAAATTATTTTGTTTTTCAAAATATTCGATCGCTTCTTCAGCAGTCGAAAAAACAGGATCTAACAAAATGAAAATACGAGGTTTTTTACGAAATTTTTTAAGAGTTCTGATGATGTATATCCTTTTATCAAGAATTTTTTCTGATGTTAAAAACATAATTTTATTTGAAGTGTATTTAAGTATTTTCTCTATTTGTAAATCACGAGATTCAATAAATTCTTCATCAAAGAAATTGTCTTCGTATTCGGTGGTAAGTTTAGAAGTCCCGAGATATTTTTCGATGTTTTTCATTTTGAAACCCTTTTTAATTTCGAAAATTATAACTAAACTTACCTTAAATTACACTTAATGAGAATTTTATTTTGCGAGGCTTTCGTAATATTTTATAGCTTTAAACGGAGTTTCAAATTCCATATTTACAAAGTCATAAACGCCAGGAACATCATCATCTACTCTTTTTAGAATGTTTATTCTATAAATTCTTTTATTGACTCCTTTTTTAGATACCAGAAAAATCGCTTCTTCGTCGTCATTTTTTAGAACTTTTCCGATTCTGATGTCCAATTTTCTTAAAAATTTACTGTCAAAATAGTTACCTCTAAAATCAGAAGTGAGTTTAGTATTACCTAGATATTTTTCGATGTTTTTCATTTTGGAATCCTTCTTTTTTAATTTAGAAAATTATAACTAAACTTTTCTTAAAGAAAGCTTAAATAGAGAAATTATTTCATAAATTTTCGTTTTCAAAAATCTTCTAAACTTTCTACTTTTTCTAATTTCCAATTCAAAGGCTTCGCAAGAATTTCTATATTTGGAAGAAAACTTTGTACCCAATTCTTTTCATAGTCTATTATATTCGGCGGCAAATAATCAAAAATTCTCTCGTCGAGAAAGCCCATAACTGGATAGCCTAGTTTGTTCGGCTCTTTCAAATAAAGGAAATGAAGTCTATCCTCTAATGTTATTTTTCTAAATTCTTTTAAAAGGTTATTTTTCTCTATATACTCATTGTGTGACATCGCTGCTCTTGAGTTTATAGGTATAGGAAGCTTAGCACCATTTTTATTTGTTCTTTCGGAATATCCTGTTGCTAGGTCATAGTCAAAACTGTTTACACCTAGAATTTTAGAAATTTCTTTAGGAGACGCTTTCATAAACTCTTTTTTAATTCCTTTTAACCAATCTAGTAATTGGTCGTTATTTCCATAAAGGAATATGTCAAGAGATTTAACAACCTCTTTTCTGACAAATAATGGTGTAGAGGATTTTACTAGTGTAATTCCCTTCATTACTCTTTCAGGTTTTGCGTATCTAACACCTTCATTATCGAGAACATCACATATATAGGTTTTCTTACCCATAATTAAGAAAACAGAACAAATCTTTTCTCTCTCGCAAACCAACACTTCAGGCTTTTGAATATTAAATCTACTAGAAAACTCTTTTATTGAGTCATCAATTATAGGTTGGATTTTTACTTTTACAAATTTGTCTAGGAATGTTGCTATTTCGTCGTCAGTTTTTTCACCGACTTTTTCGATCCAAGAATCGACTATTGGTTCGAGAGTAAACATAGCCGAGTCTGTATCACCATAAACTAAAAACTCTTTATTCTTATAAGTTGGACTTAGAGCTTTAAGTTTTTTATTAACTTCACTAGACATAAATCTGTTAAGGTATCTACCATTAGAAGTTATCGACGCTGCTATTTCATTATCAAACAAAACGAAATATTCATTAGCGAAAGCTCCATAACCGGAGTTAAGTGAAATTTTCAAGGCTTGCTCAATTAAGTAATATCTCTCATATTCGGTTTTACAATATTCTTTAAGCTTTTCTAATTCTTCTAGACTCAATGAGGATAGATCTTCAGGTATTTCCATAGAAAGCCTTTTTATTTTTATTATACTGAATTTAGGTTTAAAATTTGGGAGGAATAAATAAGAAGTATCGTTCGCGAGATGGCAGTCTCCAACGACTCTATGATAAAAGGAGTATCACAGCAATGAACTATTTATTACACTACAACAAATTAATCGAAAGAGCTAAAACAAGAAAGCTCGAAACCTACAAAGAAAAACACCATATTATCCCTAGATGTATCGGCGGAACTGACGCAAAAGAAAATCTAGTTGAACTGACGGCAAGAGAACATTTTGTCGCACATCAGCTTCTTATAAAAATTTATCCAGAAGAAGCTTCTCTTGTATATGCAGCAAGAATGATATGTGTTGACAGATACGGAAATAGAGTTTCGAATAGGCTCTACTCTTGGTTAAAAGAAAAATATTCTGAAAAGGTATCGGAACAACACAAAGGAAATAGCTATACAAAAGGGAGAAAACTTTCAAAAGAACACTGTGAAAAACTTTCCATCATAGCCAAAGAAAGATTGTCTGTAAAGGAAAATCATCCTATGTTCGGTAAAAAACATAGTGAAGAAACTAAAGAAAAGATTAGACAAAAACATTTAGGCGTCGGTATTGGAAGAAAACATACAGAAGAGACCAAACAAAAAATAAGAGATTCTCTAGGCGATATATCTGGCGAAAATCATCCTTGTTTCGGTAAAAAACATAGCGATGAAACTAAGAAAAAGATTGGTCAACAAATTTCAGGTAGAAAATATATGAATAACGGTATTGAGACAAAAGCAGTCAAACCAGAAGACATCGAAACATATCTACAAAATGGCTTTAGTTTTGGTGTATTGAGAAAGAACTAAGTAGTTCTTCTCTCAATTTCTTTCCTCAATCTCTCATACTCTCTTTTGAAGTTTTGACTCTTTTTCTTTTCATTTTTTCTTTTATGATACATATTTTCCATCAATTCAGAAAGAAGACCTTGTTTTTCATTACTGAAAGGAATACCAAGAGTACTGAAAGAGATGTTTTCGGCTAGACATATTTTTTTGATATAAGCTAGAACATCTTCTGGTATAGATAAAACTTGTTCTTCATCTTCTGAAAAGTATTGTCTTATGATTTTTTGTATATCAGGATATTTCTTACTTAATTCTACTAAAGGAACTTTTACATCAGGAGATAGGTTTGCTGAAACAATAGTATTTGGATAAAGCGAGTTCCAGTCAATCGTCGCAACCCAACGATATTTTCCTGGTACAGGATTCATTACCCAGCCACCTTTAATAGATCCAAAAGAATCATTAACAGAATCATTAGGTAATACAAGACCTCTTTGTAAAGCCTTATTGTAAACATACATTCCCCAAGGTCTAACTGTTCCTAGAGCGTCGTCAAGAGTAATACCCATCATATCTGCGATAGTTTTTTGTATAGCGATAATAGATTTTTTCGCTTCTATGTCAACTATCAACTGTACATCTTTAATACCATACTCTACAAACTTTGTAAAGTCTCTGTAGTAAAGGTCTGTCAGGTTTTCGAATTCGTCATATTCTACCTTCGAGTCTCCTAGTTCTACCCTCGCTATATTGTTAAGCGAATAGCTGTCTCTTGGAACAAGAACAAACTTTTTATAGGTATCCAACATATCAACTATTACAAAACCAGAAATATCACATTCAAAAGCTGTTTGACCTTGATACTCTTTCATAGTTAGTTTATAAGTTCCAAACTCTGACAGATTTCCAGGATCCATACCTAGCTTTTTAAAACGATTAATGATATAAGGGATGTCGAAACCTTTTATATTCCAACCAGCTATAATTAACGGATTTAGAATTCTGATTGTTTTGGCAAAACCCAAAAGCATATTTTCTTCGCTTGAAAACTTTTTGAATTTTACTTCTTCTTTAAATTTACTTTGAATGTATTCTTTATCTAGATTAGCGTCCGAAGTATAGAAACAAAAATATTTTTTCTCGAACGAATCATAAAACTGAAATAGAGAAATAGGAAATTCCGCTTTCTCTGGATAAGGAAACCCAGCATCAGAAGTAACTTCTATATCTAGGAATAAAATTTTCGGCGTAGAGTATTCTGCTTTTTCAAAAAAGTTTTCAAATATGTACGAATACATACCGTTTCTTTTTCCATAGGTTTTAAAATTTGAAAGTCCGCCATAATTCTTTTCAAATTCTTGAAACTCTTTATTATTTTTGAATGTTAGTTTCTTTAGATTGATTGATTTGTTAAGAAAATATTTGTATCCAGTTTCTTCTTTAGATTCAACAAATAATTCATAAGGAATGTTTACTTCTTCGAAATGGGAGTTATTCAAATTATCTTGATAGCGAAGTATGGTCTTATAGCCGGATTTGAAAATATGTTCAAACTTTCTTTTCAAAACAATCCTTTTCAAAGTTTTGAAAGAATTATATCGTAAGAAAGTTTAAAAAGAAGGTATAGATTGAGTTACCTTAATACTTGTAGGTTTTATTTTTTTCATAAACACATCTGCCGCTCTTTTTAATCTAGGTGAATGAGAGAATGCTGTTCTGAAAAAATTATCAAAGGTAGCTTTAAAAAACTCTATAGAGTCAATATATGTGACAATCTCAAAAGCTGAATCAAACTTAATTTTCACAGAGTCTTTGTCTTCTGATACAACAGTTCCTTTAAGTTTTAATTGTTCAAGACTTTTGAATACAATCATAACGCCTACTTCTGGACCAGCTTTTACTTCTCCTGTTTTCTTAGCTTGATCCATTTCACTATTATGTTGTACTTTTATACCGTTCTTAATAAAAAGAATTGGTTCATTTACAGGTAGAGAGTTGTAAATGACCATCGCACAGAAAGAGGGAAGCGTAAGAATAGTAGCAACCTTTCCTGTGTCATTAAATTCAGGCTCTTTCTTCGGCTCAGCCTTTGGTTCTACTTTAGGTTCTTCCGCTTTAGGAGCAATAACTGCCTTAGCTATATCATAGAATTTCTTTAGCTTAATTCCAGTTGCTATTGCTCCAGTTACATTCATATTACTTTAATTCCTTTTGGTAGAATAACACAGTTTGTTTTTCTATTTTTTTCTATAAGTTTTTCAAAATCTACTTTTTCAAATGTACATTCAAACGGTCTTACAAAAATTGTATTACCTATATGTACATATATAGCAGTAGTATATATATCAATCATATCTTTATCTTTTTTAAGGTCAGGATTTTTTCCTTTTAGCCTTACAGGACAATAGAACGGATCTTTATCGGCTTTTTGTAAGCTTGAAAGAACTTCTATAAGGTCAAATGGATGAGTTACCTTTGGAAGAGCTTCTATTGTGTGTTCTCTTCTTTTGACTGATGAAATATAGCCTCTACCGTCTTCTTCAGTATAACCTGCGTCACCTAGCAAAACGCCGTTATTTGTTCTTACAAACCAAGCGTCTTCTTCTGGTTCAAAAACCTTAACATCATAGTCTTCAGGTTTAATTAGTCTAGTAACGACTTTTTTAACATCTTCTGCATCTTCTATTTCATTATAGTTGTCACCATAATATTTGTCTATTACTTCTTGAGAGTATTTTTCTCTTGTTTCTGGTGGAAGGAATATTTCAACTATTTTTAAGTTTTTCTCGTCTGCCACTAGAGTACAACCTTCAAATCTACAGTCAACAAGGTATTGTACAGCTTCATCTACAGTTTTTCTTTTTAGAGCTTGTCTGATAATAACACCGTTTCTTGATACATTTTGAGGTTCGTCTTTTGCTTTTTTAGTTCCTTCTTTCTTATCATCGTGATTTTGAAGAGCTGATGATACTATAGAAATACCGAAAGAATTGAGACCTTCAGACCAGTCAGTATCAGAGTCTACAACGAATAGAGCTTCTCCTTCATCAGGAGTACCAACATTAAATCTTCTTCTTTTTATAACCATATGAGAGTCATATGCTCTGTCTCTAATTTTAGCTAGATATACTTTTGAATCTTTTGTTCTTTTTCCATCTTTATTTGGCCAAAAATATCCAATAGTAACGCACAAAATACACCATCCTCGAGAGTTTGCGAAGCTCTCTTTTTTCCTCTATTTATTGTTTTGTTTGGTTGTTATCTAGCTTTCGACATACATCAAGAGCTTGTTCCAATTTTTTAGAGTATTCAACTACATTAATGAAAGTCTCTGTATTATTTTCACCCATTTCCGGTTTTGAAGGTTGAGGCGCTTGACAAGCAACAGGAACATCTACATATACTATATTATCTTTGTAAGTCGGACAAGTTGTTTTACAAGCACAACCTAAAAAAAGAAGCGGTGCTAAGAAAAGTAAATATCTCATTTGAAAAATCCTTCTTTTTTCAGATTTTGAATATAGTCGTTAAGAACAGTATTATTACAGTCTTTTCCACTTGTTCTTGCTTTAGCTTTCCAATCAGCAGACTCTTTTGATATTCTTTCAACTTGAGTAGAATAAGTCATAAGATTTTTTTGATTATCGATTCTTATTTTTTCAATAGCGTCGTTTGATGTTTTCAAAGCTTGCTTGAGATAAAACTCGTTTGTTTGAGAAACATTAAGATCGGTTTCTAGCTTTCCAATAGTTTGTTCATACGCTTTACAATTTTCTTGAAGAGAGCGTATTCTAAAATGTTGAAAGCCAATAGCAATCAACAGAAGACCAACTAAAACAAAACCTTTATTTTCTGAAAAAAATTCTGATATCAAACTAAACATTTAAAAGTTCCTTTAGCACTATTAGTTTTTGCTGTTTCTCATCACAAATTGATGATATTCCTCTATTTTGTAGTCTTTTTATTTTATGATTAGAAAAGGATTCTGTGTTAGTAAAAAATTCTACAATTAAACTTTCTGAAACAGGCGTGAGAGCTACTTCCTTTCCTGTTTCATCAAATGCCTTATATCTTTGAGCCTCTAGAAGAAAATCCGATACAGAAATTGACGGACAATTACCGCTCATCATTGATAAATACTCTCCAATTTTTGGAATTGAGTTATTTATTTCCTAGAATTCCTTTCAGCTCTTCAAACATTCCCCAGACTTGTTTAGGTGTCATAGACTTAAATGCTTCAAAGTCATTATCTCTTATAGCTTGTACAACTTTTGTAGCCGAAATATCGTCATCAGTTCTTTTTATTTCAATTATTTTGATATGTTGTTTTTCAGCAACAGGTCTATAATCATTCACTCTGTCTGTTCCACAGTATAGCTGAGTAATCTGCCAAGGAAGAAGTTTCGCTATATTTTGTATATTGCCTGTAGGAACTTCAATTATTGTTATATTTGGAAAACATTTTCTCAACATAGAAAGTCTTGTTATTTGCGGAATTTCTGAGTTTCTTCCGGATACAAGACATACAGCAGCATTATCAGATTCTTGAATCATATTTTCTATAATTCTGTAGTGCGCCAAAGTAAGAATTCTCATTTTACCTATAAAGACTGAGTTCTTCATATTTGATGTCATATCAGAAAGAAGAATTTTTCCTGTAGTGAAAAGGTCATCTTGTTTTTGTTGTACGGTTTTATTTTCGTTTTGACCATCGAACTCTGTAGTCTTGTAAACTATTTTAGAGTATTCTTTTATTTTTTGTTGTGGACTTTCAGCCTTTATGTTATTGATAATTTTAAGGGCTTGTTGTTTTACTTTTTCCCAGTAAAGGTTTTCAGCATCTCTATCCAGAGCGCCGTATTTCTTTTTAATCTCAAGTCTAGTCGCTTTATCGTGTTGGTCTGATTGAAGAATTTTGTAGTAATCGTCGCCAATCTTAATTACTACACCTTCAGTTTTTCCGCCTAGCTCTGAATCAATAGAAAGCAGAATATCACAAATTTGATCGAATATCTCATCTTTATGTTCAAAATGAAGCTCTTTTTGTTTTCTAACAAAATAAGATGCAACTGCTTGAGAAGTACAACCAGATATTAGATTGGAGTAAGAGTCAAGCGTTCCTCTAAATAACACTGGCGGCAAATTGAATCTAAATATTTTCGCATAATATTCATTGTCTTCATTTTCTAGAGGTCCAACTGATGTAGTTACCTTTAGTCCAGAAACTCTTATAGAATTTATTTTAGCATATCCAATTAGATATAAGGTATGTTTAAACTTCTCATATTGTCTCGTTAGAGTAGCTTTCTTCATAATGAATTCACAGAAGAATTCTGTATTTCTTTTTACTCTCGATAGGTTTGGATGTGCCAATCTCAATTGGTCCCAAACAAACTTATATTGCGCAAAACCTGATGATTTTTGTACTTGTTCGTCAGATATACCTTCTATCTCGCCAGGAGTAATAATAGAATTTTTATACGCTACTATCCAGTTCTTTTCAGGATGATCTTTATCATACGGAGTGTCGGTACGAATTATTGAAAGCTTTGTTCCGTCCAATTTTTCTTGAATTTCTACCTTTTTTGTCAGGAAGTCATTTTGAACAGATTTTGGAGCTTTTCTAATGTCTTTTATTGAAATGTCTAATCTTGTTGTAACAGGAGCGCCTTCATTAATACCTTTTTCTTGACTTACTTTTTTATCAATATATTCTTTCATCTTTTTAAAAAGGTCTGTATCTATATGTGCCAAATCATAAAATCTTGATAAGTTATTATTTTCAATATAAGCAGACAGTTTAGAGGCTACTTCTTCCATTTCTTCTTCAGAAAATATTTCCTCTCCAGAAACAATTCTGATTGTAGAACCGTCTATTTGCAGGTCATAGTTGTATCCCTCTGTTCCTTTAAAGGGATAAAGATTTTTTAATATATGCATCACTCTATCTCCAGATAATCAAATGAAATTGTTATTCCTACGCTTAATTGGTCATCATTTTCGGTTGAAGAAAACGAAACAGACTCTATACTCTTTATTTTGCATCCATAAAGAACAACTCTCATTATAACATCTTCGCTGTCAGGAGACATAACAAGGAGAGTAGAATTTTTATTATCGTTTTGTAGTTCGCCGTTATTCGGATCGTTTCTATAAAATTGAATCTTCTTGACTATTTGTTTCCAAATTGAGAAATTTTCATCGATTAACATCTTTATAGAAAGATCTTCGTAATTTATTACGCCGCCTTGAATTTGAGCAGCATATCTTCCCTTTAAAGGTTTAGAGTGTTCTATTGATAGTCCAGGAAGATTAACCTCCTGGATGTAATACTCTATTTCTTCGTTGTCGCTAAACATAGTTGTAACGAACACAAGGCTCGATTTTATTCCAAGGGATCTTCTTGTATTCGTTGCCATCTATTTTTACCTACCGAAAGAAGAGCTTATTTTAGCTTTGATTTTTGTTTGTGCTGGAACTTTAACTTTTTCGCCAGTTTTTGGATTTCTTGCCTCTTTAGCAGCAACCAAAACTTTTTCGAATTTTATAAAGCCTGTAAGGTTTATTTCGCCGTCTTCAGCAAGACCTTCTAGAACAGCTTCTTCAAAAATTTTAACTAGCTCACCAGCTTCTTTTTTAGTAAAACCGTTTTTCTCAGCGATGAGATCGATAAATTCAGCTTTTTTCATTTTTTACCTTTGTAAATATTTTGACCAAAAAATTTAGTTTGGTCTATCGGAAAAATCAAAAAACAATTTCTCTGATAGACCAAAACGGTCTATCTCTACTTACTTAGTAGAATTTGCTTCAGAAACATTTCCGTCGACAGTAACATTTGCTTCGGAAACGCTTTTGTTTGCTTCAGAAGCATTTTTGTCAACAGTTTTACCGCAACCCGACATAAAAGCAGCGATCAAAACGGAAACGACAAGAAGTTTTTTCATCATATAAATACCTTTCAAAATGTTATAGGCAATTTAGCCAAATATATTTATTCGTCGTCAAAACTTAAATCTTCATCAACGATTTGTGAGTGTTTGAATGAAAATTCTTCTTCAAGAAACTTTATAAAGCCTGGATACTCTTTAAAAATAGGCTTCCAAACTTCAGCTACATAAATGTCTTTTTCTCTATATTTCTTCTCGCCGTCAGAAGTGGTAACAATATACCATCCAGGAGCGCCCTTTACAATCGGTTTTTTACCTTCGGTAATCGTTTCGGAATAATCCAAAGCGTGTTCAAGAAGACCGTAATATGGGTCAAGACCGCCGTCATATTTAATTCTATATTTGAATTTACTGTTTTCCTTAGAAAATCTTGATTTTCTCACAACACAAGATATTATAGCTCCTGTAAGTTCTTCAGACTCTTTATCTTTAGCTTTAGAAATACCCATAATAATTACAGAAGAAGCGAAATAAATCCCTCTACCTCCTGGAATTGAAAGAGGATCGCCGAAACCACCAACATTGTCATATACGTGATTTACTATAAACACGGTACATCTTAGAGACTGTAAAAGTCTAGCAAATGAATTTTTCTTTTTAGAAATTGTCATATCTGCTACATCTTTTCCGCTTGTAGCGTCTGCTACTGTTTTTGCTGTAATCAGACCTCCGAAAGAATCCAATACAATTA